ATGCAATACAGGACAAAACCATTACTTAGGTCAAAACCTGATGTTGCCATCGTGATGCAGTGTTCGTTGACATGCAACGGACCTGTCGAGAGCCATTCGAGCGGGATTTTCGTCCGGACTCTCATGGATAACTTTAGCAAATGCTTGCCAGAGTCGCGCCTCGCGGCGCTTGTTGGCAACTGTGCACTGCCGAGCTTGGTCGAGCTCAGTTACCCTTGTTGGAGTGTTTTGCGACAACTGCCTGCAACGCAGCACCTCGTGCTTCGGCCTTCTTGGATTCCTCCTCGATTTTCTTCAATCTCTTTGCTTTGAGCCATTCCTTGACTCGCATTGAGAAGCCGTGCTTGGGCACTTTGCCAGGACTTTTGGTGACGATCTGCCACTCTTTGAGCCATTCTTTCCACTGCCCATCGAGCTCTTCATCCCACTGATGTTCGTCCTCATCATCGTCGTCGCCGCCTCCTGTTGCGACATCAACTGCGCGCGTCGCCTTCGCAATTTCTGCTTTGATCATATCCTTTTGCCAATCTGGTGTGGTCAAGGACTCCTCGTCCTTCTCTTCCCCTCCCTCATCAGCATAGGCAGCTGCGAAGTTTGCCGTGATTTCCTCAGGCGTGAGCACGCGCGGCTTCCACTTGTCATCGGTGATCGGATAATCCATGACTTGATACCCTGCGCCGAGTGACAGCTTCTTGTCGCCCTTTTGATCTTCACGCTCCTTCCGATCTTCCTCGTCCTTGCGCTCTTTTGCGTCTTCATCAGCTTGAATCTTGGTTTGCATGATTTCAACCTCTCCTTGGAGGGCCTTCATCTTCGCAAACAAGCGCGATGCTTTGATCCGCAGCTGTCGAACGTTGTTCAGTGAGCTGTTGAGCTGAATCGGTTGAATCAACAGCCAGTCAGTGCGGCCACCTTTCAAATTTGGCGCTGCAGCTGATCCTGATGAAATGGTGAGCGTCGTTCCATTTGACGAGTAATTCTTCCAGCACACCCAAAATTGGACCACCGAGCCAACTTGCGCACTTCCCGCTGCAGGCCATAAGACCCAGCTCTGAAAGGCGAAGTTTTCTTGATTTGGCAAGATGGTACTTGTCACAACACTTTGGACACCAGGGCCAGCATTGCGCGTGGCCGTGTAGCCGAAGAAATTCGCTGTTTGAGTGCCACCGACGTTGAAGCCTTCTCCCCCTGTCCACCCCGTTGCACCTTGCAAACCACTTGAGTTATCAAAGTACGTAGGGAGTTGATTTGTGATGAGGAAATCAGGCACATTCGTTGTCGACGCCCCTTCCGTGTAGGACGAAACCAAACACGGAACAGTCGATTCGACGGTGATCAGTGTTGCATTGTTGCCAGCCAGAGGTTCAGTCCCTGGGATGGCAGTAACATTCAGCATGCTTCCTGAAGCGATCGTTGTAGTTTGATTTGAGCCAGCCTTGAAGTCGACATTGTATGGCCAGACTTGAGTAACAGCACTTGGACTGTTCTGCTCAACCAGCCACCAATTGCCGCCAGAGCCGACATTCGCATCTTCTCGTGAGCGTGACAGGGCCAGCTTGTATTCAGCAAAGAACACTCCAGCTGACAGCCCCGTTGGATCAGGAATGTTGACAAGGCAATTGATGTGGCCTTGTGTTGTGAGACGTTCTTCATCTCCTGCATCAATGTAGAATTTGCCTTTCTTGCAGGTGATGTGGAATTTTGCTGGGGCCCAGTATGAGCTTGTTGCCACTCCAGCATGGCCGAAGGCAGTGCGCAGCCGCGCTTGCCCATCAGTCGGCAGCACATCGTCAGGATCTGTTTCGGTGTAGAGCACCATTGAGCCACCCGCATCAGAGCCACAGCCAGGGGCATAGTGGATGATGAAGTACTCAAACTCAAACATCTCGAAAATCGTAGCCAATTGACGAATGCGATTGATTCCAAGAACGCTCGGATTCAGGTCGAGATTCAACAGGTAGGAACCAGCGGCTTGAGCCGTCCCTTGACCCGCAGCCGTGTCTGCAGTCAAAATGTGCAGATAATCACAGCCGACGATGGTGATTCCATCCTTGCTGCTTCTCGTGCCTGTCATCGTGCTGAAGCCAGTGTGAGGCGCAGCCATCGACATCGCGGCGGGCGCGGCCATCATGACCTGGCGCGCGGCAGATGCAATAGGCTTTTCGTGTGCCGTCATCCAGTGACTTCCCTTGTTCGCGTTGCCATGCTTGCGGTGGTAGGTCGGGTGCTCGTGGACACCTGCATGGGGTGCCGCCGGCGCTCCGTTCCACCAATCTGTCAAGTATTTGGCAACGGCCTTGCCAGCACGACGAGCATCATCGAAAGGATCTGAGCCTACGATCCGTTTGTAGGTGTCGGCATAGTCCTTCCACTTGTCGATGTGTCGTTGTTGGCCTGTTCCAATTCGTCCAGCACCTGGAGCTTGCATACGGGGCACTGTCGCACGTGGCGCAGAACTTGGTCGTGCCACACGTGGAACTTGCTGGCCACCAGCAGTGGCGGCGAGGATCTTGTGTCCTCCAATTGCGTGTTTGGAGGCATAGAACTTCTCGTCTGCTTTTCTTCCTGCCAGTAGTTGCTTGAGCTTGTGTGTGTCGCCTGCCTTGAAATGCTTATCGGCAAGCTTTGCCCGAAGCTGCTCTCTTTTCTCAGCCTTGCGGAAGCTGGGCCGAGTGGAGTTTGCCATTGCAGCAAGTTGTGCCTGCGGCACTCTTCGTGGAATGGTTCCTCCGATGCTTTCGAATTGCATATACCCATTGCGCTTTCCAGCGTTGAGCATACGTTTCTTCTCTTGTTTGGTTGCGCGTGTGAAATCTGGTTCCATTGCTTCTTCAAAATACACCGACTGAGGCTGTATTTTGGAGCCAGGAGATGGCCATGGCCCCTGCATTCGACGAAGCCATCTCATCCGTCGAACTGTAATTTGTGTACAGCCGTTCAATCACTTTGTCTGACCAGATTTTGTGCTTCGCCTGCTCCCATTCGCTTTCGCCACTAGGATCATAGAGGTCTTCGTCATAGTAGTTGACAAACTTGTCAATAACGTAACGAACCATCGCCCTTGTCCTTTCATCGCCCCATGATGCGAGGCGCAGGCTACACAGCCGATCGAGAGTCTTCCAGGGTTTCGGCAATCCCGTGTTTGGGTCAAGCTCGCCCTTGCCAATCGTCAACACTGCTGAGTAAACGTTGTTGGGTCGAAGCTTGAAAATGATCATTGCCAATTCCGCTGACCAATGGAATTTGAAGCCAAGAAATCCGAGCTTGTACCAGTGCCGTGCTTCTTCGTCGGGAGTTTCAAGAACTACGCCAAAGTCACGATACAGGAGTGCCCCATAATCTCGGCCATTGAACCATTCCAGGTCTGTTGTGTACGTGAGGTCGTCACCTACAATCGCATCACGCACATGCACGCGCATTTCGTGCAGAATTTTTGCCTCAGTGTTCTGCTCGTACTTACCCAATTTGATGAATCCGTAGATTAACAGAAATTTGGAGTACAGAGAGTTCATGATTGAGGTCAAAAACTGCCCGCTCGGATTCCCTCCGAACCCATTCTCTCCTTTGAGCCAGACTGTTCCATCTGGCAGGACCACCGGACACATACATAATGCTGCCACGAGGTTATCCCACCGTTGCTTCATCGATGGCGTTTGATGTTCCTTTTTCAAGAAACTGAAAAGCAGGTTGGCAATTCGCTGAATGATCCACTGGTGCAAATTCGCATCCATCTTGGAAACATCAAATTCCCAGCCTTTCCCGCCTTTCACACCACCCAGATAACGCGCAAATCTCTGCATTCCTCCGCCAAAGGGGTTGAATCCAAAGGCGATGCCTGTTTTCGCGTATCCACTCGCAATCAGTTTTTGTGAGATGTCGAGCATGAACATTTTGCTGAAGAGGATGTGGTCAACACTCATCATCGCAATCGTGCGAAGTTTGTTTTGCTCAATCTTCAACACGTTTCTCATTTCCTGCTTCAGTGCCCAGTCAATCCAGAAGTTGACGTCACCCTCGGCCAATTCGTCCCACATCCTGTACAACGTTGCTCGTTCATGAAGGACCACTTCCTTCTTTGAAGCGTACTTCCTGCTCCAGGGGAGTCCAGGGTTCTTCTCCAATTCTGAGTCAACAATTGCCTCATCCAAGGTGCACATCTTAGACTCGCGAAGAATAGGATCAAGCATCTCTCGAAGAGTGCTGAGAGCTAACTCTGCGGCCTTTTCATCGTGTGCATACAGGGGACGAAGACTTGCAAACCTTGCAACTGAGTCATAGGCGGCTTCAAGATTGGCACCACACATTTTGTTCACCTGCTCAAACGGTTCACCTTTAGGATCGAAATCTTTCAGGATTCTCGCTATAACAGGATGATCGGGTTTGGGTTGCCGTTCCTTTGCCTTGCCAGAAATGCGCCCTAGCATTGGGAGTTTGTCAAACAGTGAGGTCGGCTGTCCACTGTACGAATAATCGTGTGGAACAGCTCCAAGTCGGACGTGATCCCTAAACCAGAGCGGAAAGTTTTTCAGCCAAGGGTTTAGACGTTTTTTGGCAGCTTGAGCCATTTCGGGTCGATGATGATGCCATTGTTTGGAACCTGGTCCATGACACCATCGGGGCCAGCCTGATGAATGCAAACGACTTCGCCGTTCATGAAGATTGGCGAGCCAGAATTGCCTTTAAAGCTGGTGAAGTTGTAGTCGACGGCATTGGATTGGGAAATTGTTTCCTTCTTGCCTTCTTCGTCTTCCACTTCGACCTCGACAGTTTGGCCAACTGCCAAAACCTTGCCTGCCGAATCAAACATTTTCGGCGCGGCGTCACCTGCACGCTGATACCACGTGTAGATCTTGACGATATCACCAACCTTCACAGGTTTCTTTCGCATAGGCAACGAGGACATGCTCGATGGCTTTGGAAAGATGGCAACATCGAATCCATCTGGACACCACGCACCACATGGGGTGTTGGCAAGGGGATGTTTGGTGAGGAGTGCTGGTTTGTCCAATCCGCGGCCGTAATGAACTGTTAACGGCCCTTTGCAGTATCGGATCAAATGCTTGTTGGTGAGGAACACTTCGCCAATGGCAAAGCCATTGCCAATACCCTCCGCGTTGTGCATGTACGCGATTGATTCATCAGCATACGTAGTCACTGTCATCGGATGGGCTTCACTGAGGGCATGAACCTTGCGGACGATTTGTTTGCGGCTCTGAGTGGCACGCTTCGAGTCCTCCTTCTTTTCAGCAGGTTTCTCCTCCTTGGTGTGGCGGAATTTGCAGTCCTGGCGCTCACAGTTTTCACCATCACGGCACTCTTTCGTCGTGAGGAACTTCTGGTAGCACTCTTCGCAGCGAACTGCAGCCTTCCCTTTGTTCTTGCCAGCTTTGATAATGTGAGGCGCGAAGGGCTTCTTGCAATTTTTGCACTTCACCTTTTGAGTCTCTTTAGGGTCAATATTCAGAATCGCCTTCTCGTGCGTCGTCATTTTGCCCTCCTTCTTGAGTTGCTCAACGCGCTCAACATTTTCTTCCTCTGCAGTTTTGCGCTTCTTCTCGTTTGCACTGCGAGCCTTGTTGTGCTTCTTGCACAGAATGTACGGGCCGTTGACTTTCTCACCGCAACGTTTGCCGCCTTCTTCGTGCGCACATCCTTTCTTCAGCTCTTCAGCAGCAGACTGCGAGAGGCCGGTCAAGTCGATCTCATCCTTGGCCTTGCCCGGAACTGGCATGGCCTGACCTGTGCGGGTCAAGTCGACGAGGCCAAGAGCATTCTTCTGCTCCTGGCTCATGCGCGCACGCGCTTGATACTCGTCGATTTGATGCTGCGGAATCGGGTGGCAGCCGGCATGGTGGAAGCAGTGGTGACCGCCACAAATAACGCCACAGTCTTTGCGCCAGTCAGAGACCAGAACGCGACCATCGAAGCGATACGGGCAATCCGCTGCATGAAAGCAGCCATCACCTTCTTTTCGTGTCATCATGCCTTTTACCCATGTGGCCAAGCTCTGAGCTTCGCGCGGGTTGCACAGCTTGAAGTGACAGCAGTGATGACCACCGCAGACTGTGTTGCAGACAAGCTTCGCGTTAGAAGGAATGCCTTTGGGGCAATCTTCAGCGTGATAGCAGCCTTCCTTTGAGAACACGTCCGCAGGGGGAACGAAAGCAGCCTGAGCTTCTTTCTTCTTCTCCTTGCCGTCTTTCTTCTCTTTCTTGCTCTTCATCTTGGCCTTGAACTTCTTCAGGCGTTTGGCAATCTGCTCCTCAACGTCAACCTGATCGGGATCTGTTGGAGGGCAAGGAGTCCAAACCCAGCCTGATTTGAAGTGCACCATGCGCTCGGGATTGTTCTTGAGGTGATAAGCGAACGTTTCGTCATCGTAAGGCTTGAGTTTGCCCCAGCAGATGCGTTTCGTGGTGTGAGACTTACGAGCTTTGTCAGCCCAACTTCCACCCTTCTCGTCGCCCTTGTCACGCTTGTCTTTGCGCATGTCGATGATGTCACCGCGAGCAATCGCGTGCTTGATACCTTGCGTGTGCAGCTTAGCAGCAATTGCCGGGCCGCGATACAAGGTTTTGTTGATTGTCATCAAGCCTGTGTGACCAACTTGTCTCATACCAAGGTGTGGCTCTGACGCAGCACGTGGATCGTATTCACCCCAATAGGCTTCACCGTCTTCATTGATGATGACGCGATAGCCCATTTTGCGGGCACGATCTGCGTACTGTTTGAAGTCATTTGCATTCCAGCTCTCCTCCGCGTCCTTCATTTCCGCGTTGAACTGGTCCTTGGTAATGATCTTCATTTTCAGCGCAAGCACTGGATCGTTCTCGACGATGTTGTAATCGACGTCTTTGCCGTTGAGACGGAAAGTGGCGCCATAGCCATCACCATCGCGGTAGTTGTCGCCGAATGACTGATTCATGTCATCAATAAAACGATCAGGATCTTCGCCAATTGAGTACTCACCTTCTCCGAAATCTGCTTTCGCATCTTCGAGGCCTGACTCTTCAATCCACTCGACCCAGGCAAGCTCTTCGGTGTCCCAGTTACGGCGTTGTCGCTTCTGAGCTTCGCGCGTCTGAGGCAGCCATTTCTTGACTTGCTCCTCGTCGAATGACAATTGGGCTTTGCGCTTGAACTTCTCCTTGAGCTTCGTGTAGCCTCCTTTGAAAGCGTCCTTGGCTTCTTCCGTCAGACACTTACCTTTGGTGACTTTGCGCTTGTGGAGTGAGTAGCCTGCAGCCAAAAGGCCGAGCATGACAGCTGCACCAGCCGTAGCTTTGACCGGGGTTCGCCATTGCTCGTAATGCTCCTCCAGCCACTTGTAGAACTTCTTCGCGTTGTGAGCGATCCATTCTTTGGCCACAATGAAGTATGACGCTGCAGCTGTCGCCGCCGTGATCACACCAATTTTAGCGAGGAATTGCACCAGCAGCTCCTTGAACTTGCCGAATGCCTTTTTCATCGCACTCCAGGCTTTCACCATGCATCGAGGCCAGATGTAGCCATCCCGGACGTAGCTTGTCAATTTTTGGGTGTTGCGCTTTGCGCGCTCTTTGATCAACGCAACATGAACTTTGCCTCCTTCAGTCAGTGAGTGAAGTGTTAGTTGCGAGACCCCCTTTTTCTTCTCTTTGATGTACTCAATCATCTTGCAAATTTGTTCGTACGTCAAAGAAGCCACGTCAAGCGTGTTGTTCGCGAGCGCGTACAACTCCGCTCGGATGATTTCTCGAGGACTTGGGCGAATCACGATTTCCTTGCCCTTGCGATCATAGCGAGCTTCTGCAGCCAGCTGACGCAGACGGTCCCGTTTTGCATAGAGACTGTCAAGGATCTTTTTCGTGAGGGTGACGTTTTCATCAACGTCAACACCATCGCCGAGTTCACTGCCGGTCAGCTCTTTCTCCCACATGTCGATCTCTTTGCTGACTTTCAATTCATCCTCGCTGGGATGGAAAACTGGCATGTTTTCAATCTTCAACGGACGGACAGGCTCAGGGAGGACGCCAATCCCACTGGCCGCGGCAGCTGAAGCTTCCGGTTTCTCGCTGTCGCGTTTGCTGTCAGATGGGTTTTCGGCGAAGAAGTCTGGGGTTTTGGTTGGCATTGGACTTGGAGTTGCAACCTCAACGTCAGGAGGCTTCACAGCTGCAACGGCAGCCCCGGGCGAACCCAGGAGCATGCTCGTAGCCTGCTGGACTTCAGCCAACTTCACGTGGTCTGCAATCGAATTTGCCAGGCGCTCCTTTGCTTGATTCAACATCTTCTTGGCACCAGGCAAAACCGACACTGCGCTCGCTGCTTTGTTTGCAATGTCCATCTGCTCTTCAACCATCTTCTTCATCTCGTCACATTCAGTGAGGCGACCGTTTGCGTCAATCTTGCAGTGAGCAGTGCGCTTGGGCCGCTTCATCTCTTCTTCTGACGATTCTGATTCCGAAGATTCCTCTTCTTCACTTTCCTCTTTCTTTTTCTTCTGGACGTGGCGCTTCTTCTGCTTCCACTTCTTCTTGCCGCGGTTGCGGAGCGCCTCATCGTCTGAAGACTCACTGTCCGAGGACTCCATTGCCTTTTCGAGCTTGCGCAGACTGCGGCCAGCTTTGTACTGGTTGTCGGAGATACGAGCCATCTCGTTTCCGATTGTCGTTGACGCAAGTCCTGTCTCGAATGCATACGATGCAACTTTCCACGCCTTGGAGTACCGACTGCGCTCCTTTTCTGCTTTGAAGAGCTCGGCATCCTGCTTGCGCATGGACTGCATTTTTCTTGTATCTTTGGCGGACATCGGCTTCAGCACGCGGAATCCAGCAAACCCAATCAGGGCTGCAGCCGCGGCCATCGTCACCGTTTTGACACCAAAGATGGAATCCTTTTC